CGCCAGAGGCCGCCGAGGTAGGTGTGCGGGCTCGCGGTGAAGCTCGACGCCGTGACCTGCGAGTTGATAGTGGTGATCTGCGGACGGACGCCCTGCATGGTGCGGGTAATGGTCGAGGTGCCAAGCGAGTTGGTCGCGTTGTAGCGGCCACGCAGAACTTCCTTCTCCAGCCCGTGCATCATCTCGATCAGCGCCTTCGCCTGCGCGGACGCGAAGGAGTCGTTGCCGTAGAGGTTCAGGGCGAGGTCGGTCTTGCTCACGGCGACTTCCGCGCGGAACAGACCCACGGTGTTCGCCAGACGCGTGCCGAGGCGACGCACCGACGCGCCATTGTGGTCCTGACCTTCGACGCCGGCCATTCCGCGCACGTAGAACTCGCTGCCGGCGGTCATCGAGCCCACGCCCTGACCGTCGTAGTTACGCGAGACGACGATGGAGTTGTCGCCCACAATGGAGACGACCTGCACCACTTCCGGCGTGGTGTTTTCGTTCTCCAGCAGCGTGCCGACGGTCAGCGCCTGACCCAGACCGTTCACCTGGAGCGGGGTCACGGCCGTGGCCGAGTTGACCGCCGTCGAGGCGATGATCTTGTTCGGGAGCAGGTAGTCCTGCGTGTATTCGTGCTTCGTGCTGTAGGCGACGACGTTGCTGTCGCCGAGGAAGTCGAGGAATTCAGTTTCCTTCGGGCTCAGGGCCGCCACGAACTTGGCGACATCCTCCTGAACCTGACTGACCGTGAAACGGTCATTGGACGAGAGGCCGGTAAACGGCATTGATGCGTACTCCTAGCTAGCGGCGACCCAGCGCCGCAAAGCCCCGCGCAAGGTTGTCCACCGTGGGATCGGCTTCCACGGCAGCAATTGCCCGAGACTTGTCGTCAGTGGCCAGCGAACGCCCCGAGAACGTCGCGCCCCCGCGTGCGCCACCGGATTGTGCCGGGGTCGCCTTCAGGTGGTGCGTGTGGTTCTTCAGGTAATCCGCCACGAAACCCTCGATCGTCACAGCCTTGCCGTCCGCATCGACACGGGGTTGGCCCTTGTCGTCTTTCACGAACTCGTTCAAGTCGGCGTCGAGGTCTACGTCCACGGCGAGGAGCCGTTCCAATTCACCCAGACTCTCGTCGCGCGCCCCAAGGGCCTGCGCCGCCAGCCGGATGTTCTTCGCCACCGCGAGGCGAACCCGTTCGGTCGCCTTGGCGGTGTTCTTCTTCTCATCGGTGATCGCGTCAGCCTTTTCCTTGGCGAACGCGTCCTCGCGCATCTTTTTGGCCGTCTCGTACTGCTTGTCGCGTTCGGCCACTTCAAGCTCAATCTTGCCGAGCTGGGCGTCCCGCTGTCGCAGGCGCTCCATCTCCACCGGATCGGTTAGATACGGGTTGAGCTTGGCTTCGGTCTTCTCCGCGCCCTTGCGGACGGCTTCGTCAAACCGCTTGTCGAAAAACTTCTGGAGGGGTTCCGGCAGCTTGCCGATCGACCCGTCGTCCCCGAGTTCCACTTCGATGACTGGCATCTCTCGTTCCCTATCCGCGCCTCATGCGCTCGTCGATGCGCGACTGGAGTAGCCGCACGATGTCCCCTTCGTCCTGCGGGGCCATATCGAAGAAGTCTCGAATGGTCCGCGCCTTCCCCGCCCCAGCGACGACGTGATAAATCGCCTTCTGCTCAGGGCTCACCGCTCGGGACCGCTGGATTAGCGTCGGCCCCTTGCGTCGTGTCGCCATTACCGCGCGAACGTGATCCGCACGCTCTGCTCGGTCGCTTCGACCACCATCGCGCGCAGCATCTCGCCGCTGATGGTCAGATCCACGCCACTCGCGCCCAACTGCTCACGCTTCAGCTCGCGATATGCCTGCGAGTAGGGCGCGAACGGCCGGCCCTTGGCATCCACGCCACGGGCGGTGCGCTCGATAATCCGTTGGCGGATCAACTGCCCAACCGCCGCCATGTCGTCCTTTGTGACGAACTTGACGTTGGACAGATCCACCGTGTTGCGCTTGATGGTGATAGGCATCAGTCGCCGTCCATCACTCGCCAGAACGCCCACAGGATCGCCACCATGACGGCGAACGAGAGCCCCGCGAGTCCGATCAGCGCGTAGCCCAGCAGCGTCACCATCTAGGCGTCCTTCACCAGCAACCGCTGGAGATACCAAAACGGCGACGCGGGCGAATCAGGGCGCGTCTCCTGCGCCTCGTCCGTCTGGCCGTGGGCATACATCCGCGCCACGGGCCGCAGGTTCGACGTGAGACGACGACGAATCTGGCTGTCGTCATACACGCGGAAGTGCTTGTTCTCGGTGGTGTAGTCGGTGTGCGGCGTCCACGGGACGTCGTAGTAGCACCAGCCCCCAGGCACGAGCCACATTCTCAGCAGGGACAGCGTGGCCGCGTCGGCGTGCTCGTTCTCAGGGTCGCCGTAGAAGCCGAGGCCGAAGTGCTCCAGCGAACCGAGCAGGATGACCGCCTCAAAGCTCGACAGCGCGAACTCCTGCCGCTCAGCCGCACCACGAATGAACGTCCCGGTATACCCGGGCACGTCATTCACATCCACGCCCGTCAGGCGGATATCCGGCCGCAAGGCCAGCAGTCGGGCATGGAAATCCGTTTCGGCGCAGCCCAGTTCCAGCACGCGCGCGCCCTGCGGCAGTTCCATCGGCCAGCCCGCCTTCACGGCGCGGTCGAAGAGTTTGATCGACGGGTCGCCGCCGTCGTAGCGCCAGTCGTCACGGAAGCTCATGCCGCCACCCGAGACGGTCCCTTACGGGATGCCTTGAACGCCCGAGCCGTGGCAATACGCTCAGCGAAGCCGGGGGCATGCTCGCCCGTGTTCGCAATCGCCTTCAGCGCCGGATCGCTCACGGCCATGAAGCTATGGCGGCAATTCCATCCGCCCGCCGACATGAATGGATTCGGGATCTGCCCGTTATCCATCGCTTCGATCTTGTCGCGCGTGAAGACCTTGCCGAGATGCGCCAGACACCACTCGCGGACCACGCCGTCCACCGGGCCGACGTAGAGATACGCCTGCTGCTCGCTCTCTTTCGGCTCAGCCGCCACGATCTGCCGACCCAGCACGGACACCGACGTGTCGAAGAGCGTCTGCGCCTGCGCGAGGGACTTGTCGAGCACCTTCTGGAGCGACGCCACGAGCGCGGGGGCTGGCTGGTTGCTGTAGACCGAGAGCGCCGCCGCCCGCCACAGCTGCATCGCCAGCGTCTCACCTACGCCCAGCAAGTCCTGTCGCATCACCTGCGCCAGCACGTGGAGGCGCTCAGGCGACAGCGCGCCAAGCTTGGATGCCGCCGCAATCAGGCGCGACTCACGCGCCGCAGAGGCCATGCGGTCAACCGCGTCGATGGTGGCCCGCGTTACGAGGGTCGAGTATCCCGACTCCTTGAGCGCGTTGCGGAGTTCCGTCCGCATCCGCAGGAGCCGAGCGGCCCTCGCCAGCACGCCGCGCTTGTTCTCGCGGACATCCGCGATCATGCCGAGCAGGTCACGTTCCAGCGTGGACAGCACACGGGCCAGCTCACGCGCGAACACGGCCGATTCCGTATCCGCCACGCTAGCGAAGGTGCGCCCCAAGAGCTGGAGATCGTCCTGTTCCGCCATTACTGCGCGCCCCCGTCAGGCCCGCCGTTGCCCGGTTCCGTCACGCCGTTCTTGGTCGGCGGCCGCTGCGGGTCCATCGGCTGATTTGGATCAGCCTGATTCGGGTCGCCCCCGAATCGCGCTTGCAAGAGCTGCATGTCTTTCTGCTCCTGCGTTTTCACTTCCAGCGCGTCGATCTCGTCGTCAATCTGCTGGGCGATCGCCTGCGGGAGATTCGGCAGCACACGCGGGATGACCCGCTTCTTGAGCTGACGGGTCGCCGTCTCGCCCAGCTCCAGCGCCATCGCCTGCGTCACCGCCTCAAGCTCGTCCAGCAGACCCGTGACGTCGAACTCGTCCGGGTAGCTGATGATCGGCTGGTCCTTGTCCCACTGCGCCTGCCACTTGTCGGGGCCGAAGGCCGCGCGGTAGACGAACTCGGCCAGCGTGCGCTCGGTCTGCTCACACTCAGCCGCGTATCCGGCGAGCATCTGGTGCAGGTCTTCCTTCTTGAGCTTGCGGCTGTCGGCGGATTCAGCGTCCTTGCTGTCCGACTCCCAGCCCACCACCGCGAGTCGGTAGATCGTCCGCATCAGGCGGTCGATGTGCTCGTGGTACACCTGAACGTTTGTGCCCTCGGGGCTCACGTAGTCCACGGGCTGCGACGAGAAGATGACGTTGGTCGTGCCGGCCGTCTCGCCCAGCAGCGCCGATTCCTTCTCCACGCTGCCATCCGCGCCCAGCGGCACGTTAAGCAGGGCGAACGTCTGGTTGCGGAGTAGCTCCCTGACCTCGCTGGTCAAGTTGTACAGGTCGATGTACAGCTCGGGATCGCCCAGCACGGACCGGCCAATCGTGGGCAGCAGGGGCCGACGACGGGCATACAACACGACCACTGGCAGGCGGCCGAACCCGTGATTGCCCGACTTGATCTCAACGTTCTTGGCAGGCTTCCACGATTTGGTCAGCTGCGTGAGCGTCCACTGCGTGTCGTCTACGTCTCGGACGATGCCCGTGACCGCCCCGGCGATCTGGTCGAATGACGTGCGCGGAGCCGCTTCCAGCAGCCGCACCTGGGTGAGATTGCCCACGTCATCGGTGAGCCAGTCGATCAGGTCGAGCGGGGTATACAGCCGCACCATGAACGGGCTGCTGTCGGCCTGCGTGTCGCCGCTATCCGCCACCCGATCCCCAAGAATGGGAATGTGGCCGAACACGGCCGCCGCCGTCCAGGCATCGTGCATGACCGCATCGATGCCGCGCCCGGTGCCGTCCGCGTTCTCCCAGAACTCGTGCAGCGGGTGGTCTTCCTCCACCTCCTGCTCGAACCCGCGCTGGGGGGCCTTGCGGAACAGCGCCCCGGCCAACTGGTCGATCAGCGTGGCCGCGATATTCTCGTAGCGGGCAATCGCCCGCCGCGCTTTCAGCTTGGGCGATGGGTTGGTCGGAGTCGGGTTGCTGACCCAGCGGCCAAGACTATAAACGCTGTGGTCCAGCCATTCGCGGGGATGGGGGCGCAAATACGGGCGGGTAGTATCGAGAAAGCCGCCAGAGCCCTCGTAGACGTCAAGGGACTTCTGCCAGACAGGCGACCACGCCGCATATGCTGGATGCGGAACGATCCCCGGATTTGCCCCCCGTACGTCCTGACGTGCCACGCCAGAGGCATTGTCAGCAATTTCCTGTCAACGCACACACAAAAGATTGCGGCTACTGGGGTTCGTTAATCTGGATGGCCTCGATATTAAGCACCTTCGCCACGGCGAACAGGTTGGCATACGTGGCGTTGCGCCCACGGAAGATGTTGCCGATGGTGTTCTCGGACACGCCAGACAGACGGGCGATCTTAACCATCGTCATGCCCGATTCGACATACGCCTGCCGCAGTTGTTCCTGCACGGTCATCAATGGCCCTCAGATCAACAGATGCTCGAAACTGGCCGCGCCCGCCGTCGCCACGCTCACGGGCGGGAACTCGCGGTGAATCCAGTAGCCGAACGCGCTGGAGATATGCGTGAGCATGGGGTTGGACTTCTGGTCCTCCACGCCCTTGTCATCGAACACGACCTGCTCCAAGTCCGCGATGAGCTTGATACAGGATGGGTCGATCACCGCATGCCGCTTGCCGTCTGACGTCTGGAAGCGGCTGTTGACCGCCGCATAGCGGTCGCGCACATGCGGATTGGCCCGCGGGACGTGCCATGAGGCCGCAGGGAACACTTCCCGCACCGCCGCATGGTCTGAGGGCCCCGTGGTCTTGGCGCTGGCCCCCGAGGCGTCCGCATACAGTCGTATTTCCCCCTGCCAGCCCACCGAGTCGAGCAGTTGCCGCGCCTTCATGGCGCTCGCCCTAGTGGCCTCGCCGCCCGCGTGCGTGACCCACACCTCTCGCCACGCCCGCACCTCGTCCCGATGCTGCTGGCCGATGACCGCCGTGGCTGGGTTCACGTTAAAGTCGAACGACACGCGCACGGGTAGATGTGGGTCCAGAGTCACGGTGTTGACGTCCTTGCTGCGCTCGAAGGCGTAGTAGATGCGCCCCGCCATCGCCTCAAAGGACGCCTCGAACTCCTGCCGGAACGTCCGCTCGTCCATGTCCCGCCGCGCCGCTTCAATCTCGGTCGGATCGATGAACGGGTTGTCGATGGTCTTGAACTGCCACGACGCCCAATCTTGGTCTTTCTCGGCCGTGGACTGGCCCCGGAGAAACGCGTCGTACAGGTGGTTGTAGCTCTTGGGCGTGCCGATGAAGTCCGCCCAGCCCTTGCCATCGGCCAGCGCGGGACGGATCGCCTCGGTCCACGCCTCCAGCTTCACATCCGCGAACTCATCGAACACCACACCAGACAGCTTGCGGCCACGCAGCTTGTCTGGGTCTTCCGCCCCGTGGAGCTGGATTTCCCCGCCACCCTTGAGCACGAGGCGTAGTTCCGTCTCCATCGGGTCGCCGGCCAGCCACGAGGGGTGGACCGCCGATTTCAGCTCGGCCCAGAGGATGTCTTTCGCCATGATGCGAGTCGGAGCGATATACCAATAGCGGCCGGGCTTCTTGAGCGCCCCCGCGATCAGGCGCACCTTGCTCAGATACGTCTTGCCCGTGCGCCGCCCAGCCACCATCGTCTTGTAGCGCGCGGGCGAACGGTGGACCGCCGCCTGTCCCTTGTGGAGGCTCAGACGGACGGCGTTACTCGGTATCTCCATCGGTCGTGTCAATCACGAGCGGGGCAGGCGTCTCCACCTGGAGCACCTTCGGAATCGCCCCCAGCGTCCGCGCGAGGATTTCTCGGTCGAGCGTGGGATCGCCAGCGATAGCCCGAGCCTTCAGCGAGTCCTGATACTCCCGAGACGCGGCGATATCTTTTAGCAGCGCGTGAAACGCCACCTTGGACTTACTGAGCGTCCCCGGTTTCTTGCCGGCCGGGTTGCCAGACTGACCCTTTTGCCACTTGGCCATAGTGCAAATGCCCTGCTATGTGCAGGTCTTTCGCTTTTGTTTCACGTGGAACGTTAGACACCCCGCGCGAACAC